GAACTTATTTCGATTGGCGGTCGCAATCTTGTGCTCGTTTCCTTCTCCTAATAGTTAGTTTATTTGGGTTGGGCAACTGAAGTCGTTGAGCTCATAGCTCATAAAGACGCAGCGTAAGCCCCAACCCTGGTTTCGACCATTTGAAGACAAAAATTTCGGAGACTCCTCCCCATGATGAACCTCTCGCAAACCTATGCGGGCGTAGATCCAATTCTGACTACGCTGGCACAAGGTTTTATGCTTCCGGCGACTAACATCGCCAACTTCATTGCCCCGGTTGTTGACACCCCTACTCGTGCTGGCCGCATTCTGCGCTTTGGCAAAGAGCAGTTCGCTATCAACGACTTCCGTCGCGCCTACGGCACCAACATTCCTTACGTGCAGTCACGTTACGACTCTGAGCCTTACGCTCTGGAGCAGGAAGTTGTGGCTTGGGAACTCCCTGAAGAAGTCATTGAAAACGCTGGCGAAGGACCCGCTCAAGTTGACCTGCGTGCCATCGAGACTCGCAATGCGATGTCCCGATTGATGAATGCCTATGAGTACACCGTTGCTCAAGCGATCACCGTCACCGGCAGCTACAACCCCTACGAGCCTTACAACAGCTCCGCTGGTTCACAAACCGGTCTCGGTTTCACGACTTGGACTAACTTTTCGACTGCTTACGGCTCCGGCGCGGGCTCCGCTTCCTGGACAAGCACTTCCTCCAACCCTATTCTTGACATTCTGTCACTGAAGCGGGCTGTTGCGAACCAAATCGGCATCCGCCCCAACTCCATGGTTGTTGGAACTGCAGTGTTCGATGAACTGCTGACCAACGAAGCTATCCTTGATCGTATCAAGTATACGACCGCTGACAGCATCGACACAGACATGCTCGCCCGTTACTTCGGTCTTGAGCGTGGTCTGCGCGTTGCCGAAGGTCGTTACCTGGCCACCGACGGTAGCCTTCAGCCTGTGTTCCCCCAGAACGGCATTCTGTTGTTCTACAGCCCGAACGGTCCCTCTGATTCCGTTATGCCTGCCGGTGGCGCTAACGCTGCTACTCCTGCTTTCGCTTACACGTATCAGCTTACTGGAACACCTGCGGTTCGCCCCGAGTACTACATTCGTGAGCGTCGCGTGGTTCGTGCCGAAATCACCGTTGAGCGTGTTGTCAACCTGGTTGGTCTCGGTGCTACTGGTCTTATCGGTTCTGGTGCGATGATCTCCAACATCCTTTCCTGATAAGGAAAGTAACCTAGGAGGTATCCCCAATGTCTATTTTACGACCGATTACAAAGTCTCAGTACGAGGTTTCTTTCACTGCACTGGGTGGACCTACTTTCACATCAGTTTTCACAAAGTTCAGCGGTATTAAAGATTCAGCAGAGGACACAAAGTACGCTAACGGTACCGGCAACAGGCTTTTCCACGTGATTGGCCCCCGCACAGCTGACGATGTTACTCTGACCGCACCATACGATCCAACCGTCTTCAAGTCACTAGAGCAATTCTGGATTAACTACAATTGTGAGTCAATCACCGTTACCGTTACTCCGAAAGATTGCTCGGGAGCTGGTTCCGCCCCCGCTGGAGGTCAATACGTTATGTATGACTGTCAGTACAAGTCTGTAACCACCGGAGACGTTGATCGCGAAAGCGGCAACGTACAAACAATCGAATGCACCTTCACAGTGAACTACTGGGATAGGACTTGATTTAATTGCTCCTCATCTGACTACCTCGGCTTCGGTCGGGGTTTTTTATTGGTAGGGTAAAACACCTGTAAGAAGGCAGTCCATAGGGATTCATGAAGACAACTTTCTCTAGCGGGGTTATCGTAACCAGCCAATGGCTGAACGGTGCTCAAAACATCTATTTTGACGGGCAAGACCTTGATTGGCATTACTCTCCCTTAGGGTTAAGCTCGCTTATAACTACGGGCCCGAACGGTCTCGATTCGCGCTATCTCACCCTGGGCACCAGTCAGCCTAACCTGAACGGGTCGGGTCTTTACACCTCGGGAACCCCCATTTCGGGGACTAAGGTCGTAACAGGAGTTTGGAATTTCGGCTACGACCCTTCCGTAACAGGGAACCCCCTAAACACGCCCTATAGCGCACCCAAGAGTTTCACAACGAATTACAAATATAACTACGCCAACGGTATTTCTTCCCCGTCGGTGTCTCAAAAGTACGGGGCGTTGCAAAACGAGGATCTTGTAACCAAGCTCGTACTTACGGACCAACTGAACTACCTGCTGCAGAACGGCATTGATAACGGTGTGTACTACTCTGAAAGCAACCCGGCTTGCACTAATTACTCGATATCCGGTACTTCAACGACAATCTGCCCCAACTAACGAGGTATAATTGTGCCCCGGTACTCCCCCCTTCCTTCTGTTTCTTTCGACCCTCGCAATGAGGCTGAATTAGTTCAGGCAGCTTCTCAAAGAGTTTATCAAGCTTCCAATCAAACGCTGAACGATTTCAGCGCGGGCAACCCCCTAGCCGCTCTTATTGAGGGTCAGGTGTTCGCCCAAGGCGAGTTTTTATTTTGGGCTGACCAGCTTCCTCAAAAAATTCTAACTGAATGGGTTGGGCCTTTCTTGGGCGCAATGAGGCGCCTGGGCACTGCCGCTGTGGCCCGTCTAGTAATCTCGGTTAACCCGGCAAACACCGCAACGACCATTCCGAGTGGGACTTTTTTCACAACTGACCCCAACTTAACCGGCGGAGAGGCATACAGTTTTTTCACCTACACGGATATACTGATCCCCGCTGGCGAATCTATCGCCTACGCTCCCGTGTACTCTCAGTATGTGGGCAGTGTATACAATGTTCCGGCATTTTCAATTACGGGTGCGTCTGCCATAAATGTAACCGGGTTGACCGTGGTTAATCCCCAGCCGGCAACCGGCGGTAGCGACGTAGAAACTTTTCAGGAAGTTCAAGAGAGATTTTTCACGCTAATTCGCAGAAAAAACCCCGTAAGCGAGCAAGATTGGCAGGACTTCTTCATAGACTTCTACGGTGTCGGCACTTTAACCTCTGTTCAACCTAACCGCTCTGCAAAAGGGGCCCACAATTACTTAACTAATTACCTGCTGCCCACCGGGCAGGTGTCTTTTTTCGTGCTAGGCCCCGATGGTGTTGAGCTCACTCAGACACAACTTGAGCGTGGTCAGAATGTCGTCAACTTCTCGGTTCCGGTCGGGATGCAGGGTCATCTTTACCCCATTACTCTGAGCCAAGCCCAATATAACTTGACTGTTGAGGTTGATGCCAACGGTTCTTACGGCGCTAACCTAAGGTCTTCTTCCCTGGATTTCAGAGACCGTTTGTACCAAGTTCTTCAGCCAGGGAACGTGTTCCCCGCCTCAATTGATCCGACGGTGAGCGATGCGGATGCAGCGTTCTACTCAACTTTTGACACTTCGGTTAGGTACTCGGACCCCCACATTCAGGCCAGTGCGGTCTACAACACGCCGCCTCTGCTGGACGCCTCTTCTGCCACCTACACCCGAGTGTTGTCTTTTGAGTCCAATGAGTATTTGCTGAATCAGAACGATCTGGTTAAAACACCCCTGCCGTTGCCCACTTTCCGCCCCGTAACCTCGGGTTTCACTCCTTTCTCTTCAGCGAAGAAAGACCAGACAATATACGGCAACCTGACTCTTCAGCAAATTAGGTCACTTACTGCTGGCGCGTACCGCCAAGGTCAAGTAGTGTTCTGGGACGTTACGGATGGTGGTGACGGTCTTCTCCATGTGATACTGGACGATTTAACACTTACTTCGAAACTTGAGATCTCTAGCGCCATCTCGTCCGGCAAGATTTCGCCCCCTAAAACTTATTCTGCTTGGGTAGTTGGAAACACCTATCAGCAAACGTCGGGCACGACTTACAACCCCCAAATCGTTGAATACGACTATGCTTACGGAGATTTTCAGCCTCTCCCCGGTCAGTCAACACGCCCAGGCTGGTTTGTTTGGGTGGTTTCGGCCAATTTTGTTCTCGAAGCTCCAACTAACACCGTAACTTCCTCGCAGGCAGCTTCTTTGCTGGGCGCACCCGTGATCCCGCAAGAGTTAATTGCGGGTAACGCCTATACGGCGGGAACATGGGTTTACACTCCCCAAGTCGGGTCGGGACCGGATCCAGTTGCAGACCCTTACTACAATTACGTGGACATCCGTCTCGGAGCGATTAACAAATATGCCTACGTTGTAGCCAACTTCACTTACGACCCAAACTCTCTTACGGTCAGCTCTTACTTCGATGAGCTGATTTCCCAGGTTATTATAAACGAGGTTGCAGTCGAAGATAGTGTTGACGGGCTGCTTCCGATCTACAAGTACTCCCCCCGATTCCCCGTCGGAACTCACTTGGAGTACCGGACGGACAGAAGTTCAATGCCCCAGTACTATTTGGCGGCGCAGTATTTCACCCCCGGAAGCACCGATGCTCAAACCATGGTTAATCAGGGGTTGATCTTCCCCTTGGTTACAAACGAGAGTCAGCTTGCTCAGCTCACCTCAAACATTGCCAGTGGGTCTGTTCGTTCTTTCACCCGCATGTTCAGGTTCTTTCGGGGGGACCGGACATTCTTCCGTCAAGGTAACTCGGTAATTTCATATACGGCGGTCTCAAGCGTCACTCCTCTCTTTAACTTTCAGACTTACCTTCAAAACGGGGTCTTCGTTCTCACTTCCGACACGACCTCGACTTTCACGACTGACCTGTACATTCCTTACTTTAACCCGGACTATGTGAACTTCTCCGAGGACACAGTACTTTCTGCCGACGGTAGAAACATGTACCGTGTTATGCGAGCTTTCACACCCGCTGTGACTGTAACGGACTGGACGAACACGGCAGTAGCAAACACGGCCAGGATTCAAGAATACGCGGGGAACCTTCTTCGTTATGTCGATGAATACACTTGCGAGCAACCCATACTGTCTCAGCTAGGTCGCAACATATCGGGGGTTAAACTCGGAATCGCCCAGATAACTCTGATCCCTAAGAACAAAGGGAGATTTAACAACTCTCAGGAGAGGATTACTTACATTTGGGAGAACACTTCAACTTTGATTGAAGCTCCCCAACTATCGTGGTCAACCGGTTCTCCGGCTCAGTATAACCCCCCTAACTATGCTGGGGGAACTCTTGCGCTATGAGTCAGCAACTTACACCAACTAGCGGAGGCGTTCAAACCCTTGTTACAACGCCCAATGTAAACCGGTTAAACGTACTTTCTGAGCAATACATAAAGGTTAAGGGTCTTGAAAACAGGCCCACTGAGTGGGTTCACGATGG